ACCAGTAACATTAAGAGCACCAGCAGTAACAGCACCTCTTAAGAATGATTCTCCAGTAACAGCAAGAGCACCGGCAGTAACAGTTCCTTGAAGAATACTGTCACCAGTAACATTAAGAGCACCGGCAGTGACAGAACCATGTAATATTGAGTTATAATCTACATGAAGAGATCCTATACTAGTATTATCAGAATGTAAATTACTAATAGTTGCATCAGTGAGACTTGCACTTGATAAAGCTAAATTTGCTATAGTAGCAAATCCTGTTAATGTTAAATTAGCAGTGGAAATCGTGTCATTTACAAGTATGTTTTTTAGTCTTAAATCAGCATAATTATTATTGTTTTCTAAATCAACTTTAGGATCTTGGGCATCAGCAATATAAGCAAAACGAATTTCATCACTTTGTTCATCATAATATTGTGCCATATAACTTCGATTGTATAAAGTAAATCCAGTTTCCGTAAGATTACCACCAGTTAATGTATTTCCAACAGTAGACAAAACAGCAGCGTTTAATGCATTAGAATAACTATCGATTTGAGCATATCCATTATCACCATCTAATTCAACCCACCATCCTCTATAATAATGATCAGCTTGTTGGTGCGAAGATCCAAATGTAATAGATGTACCATTAACATTTTCTAGAGCAAGTAAAGTACCGCTTGTCACGGAATTATCACCTGTTACATCTATACCATCTCTACGGATAAGCAAACCAGCATCTCTACTTCCAGCAGGCCCAGCATTAATCACAAGAGTATTATCTTCTACATTAATAGTTTGACTATTAACATATGTATATGTACCCTCAACATATAAATTACCCAATATAGTTGTATTACCTCCAACATTCAGATTTTTAGCAATACCAACACCTCCATCAACAACCAATGCTCCGTTAGAATCACTTGAACTTTGCGTAGTATTGTAAATATGTTGAATACCTCCAACACTAATATTTTTTTGTACAGCCATACCACCTGACAACACAAATGCTCCTGATGATGTAGTAGAACTGTCATATGTGGCATTAATACTAACACCACCGTATAAAACAAACGCTCCTGATGAAGAATTTGTCGATTGTGTAGTATCAAAGATTACAATAGGTTGTTCAAAAAACATTGGTGAAAAATTAGACATTTATATTATTTATAAGTATATTCAATAATAAAATAACATATTTTAAACGAAATGATTTTTTATTAAACGTAATTTTGTGTTTAAATTTATTTTTCCACCAACATTTTAATTTACTATGTGCCTCACGTGAATAAAAATATAATATATTTTTTGGTTTATATAAAATTGATTTAAAATCAATAAACATTTAAAATTACTTGATATGGAAAAGTTTAAAGTTTCTAATATAAATGATTTAGAATTATTATATTCTATTTTAAGAGAAAAGTATCCAAAAAATGAAATTGATATATTGTTTAATTGGAATACTAAACACTATACAATTACTGTTACAGAAAATCCTTATAAATTAGACCCCAAAGTCCCAGTTGATTTAAATATACAAGTTGTATATGGAGATTCAGTTACAGGAGATACACCACTCGTTTTAAAGAAAGACAATCAAATTTATATTGAAACTATCCAAAGTATTTTTGATATTACTAACAAACAAGAATATCCTGGATTTAAAATATTTGATAAAACAATTCGTTTAGAAAAAGAATTTTCAACAACAGATTATCAAATATGGACTGACGCTGGTTGGGCTAATATTAAACGAGTAATCCGTCATAAATGTGAAAAGAGGATATACAGAGTATTAACACATACAGGTTGTATAGATGTTACAGAAGATCATTCGTTGATAACACAAGATCTCGAACCTATCAAACCAAAAGATTTAAAAGTAGGAGATTCACTTTTACATAGTTTTCCTACAGAATTTATTGAAACTAAAGATTGTATCAAAAAGTCTATAAATATTAACAATAATACGTTTATTACTACAAGCAAAATACAAGCACAACGTATATATTATTTATTGCAAAGTTTAGGATTTAATGTATATATTGATAATATAAATACAGTGTTTATAATAAATAAAATAAATTTTCAAAAGGAAAAAGAAACAGTTGTAAAAAAAATTATTGATAAGGGCATAACTAATGATTACGTGTATGATTTAGAAACGAATATTGGACGTTTTGGAGCAGGAGTTGGACAATTACAAATTTTCAACACAGACAGCGTGTTCTTACGATTTCAATATAATAGAGAAGATTTTAATGAAAATAGAAAGGATACATTTAGACTTGCGACAGTTTGTGGAGACAACTTAACACAAGATATTTTTAATAGAAAACCTATAGAATTAGAATTTGAAAAAGTTTTTCATCCGTTTATTTTATTAACAAAAAAGCGTTATATTGCAAACAAATTTGAAAATACAAAAGATCCTTTTCAATTAAAATGCGTAGATGCAAAAGGGATAGCATTAACTAGACGAGATTATTGTCCAATGGTTAAAAATTGTTATAAACAAATTATTGATACCATTCTTAATGATAAAACATCTACTGGAGAAACAAGTGAAAAGAGTGATAAAAACAGTGATAAAACATACGATTCTGTTAAACATAGTACTGATATTTATAAAAGTTTTGTTGACAAGATTTATAATTACGAAATTAAAATAGATGATCTTATCGTATCTGCTATGTTGGCAAGTAGTTATAAAACAAAACCTGTTCACGTACAATTAGCAGAACGATTAAAATTACGTAAAGAACAAGTGCAAGTGGGGGATCGAATACCGTATATTTTTATAGAAAGCGATGATCCTAAACGACAGAAATCAGAATTAGGAGAAGATCCCAAATATGCTATTCAAAACAATTTAAAATATAATAGAAAATGTTATTTAGAACAATTAGCAAAACCTATCCTTGGATTTTATAAAATTACATTACAAAATCGTGAAGATTTATTAGATCATATTATAAATTATACAAATGATATTTTAGTTAAATGTGGTGGGAAAGCATTACGTCCAAGTGATTTTAAGATTGAAGATTAAATTCGAGAAATTAAATTCGAAGATTAAATTCGAAGATTAAATTACACGTGGATTTAACTGAAATTCATTATACCAATTTTCAAACACAGTGATATCATTTGGGTCTTGAAATATAAAATAATTATCACAAGGTCTATGTATTATGGAATGTTTTTTAGCTGTACCATTATTTATTTCATCAAATAATTCATTTGCGACAAGTGTTGTACATAATTCACCAAGAATTCTTTGGTTTCTTGATGTCATTTTATGTGTATAACGTATAAAATCTTTTCCACTTCTCCAAAAATATACTTCTGTTAAAGCATATTCACTGATTTGTCTATTTAAACTTGTATACAATACAGTTTTATTATCTTGATCAGGTTGTATATACTTGTATCTATTTGATCCATCGCTAACAAATGTTATTATTTGTAAAAGTGCAGTTTCTTTTAATAAAAAATCAGTTATAAAAGTTTCTACGTCCCAATTTAACCATTGATTATCATTTATTATAATAACAGGTAAATCATTATCTATAAAACGTTCAGCTAATAAAATAGAACCAGCATTTCCTTCTGTTTTGTCAGATTGTATAACTGTACAATTTGGTACAATTGAGCTTAATATTTTATGAAAATTGTGTAACCTACAAAGATGTTCTCTAACAATAAATATATAATTTGCATCTATTTGTAAATTATTTATAACCCACACAAATATAGGTTTATCCATCATATCTATTAAATTTCTTTCATTCCTATATGAACTTGTTTTAAAACGTAAATTATCACCCATTATAGGAATGACTATATTTATATTTTTTTGAAACGGTGTTTTTTTACATACTCCAGAATTTTCATTTTGATAATAACTAATACTAGATAAAATACATTTGGATGAAAATGAAGCAGCAGATGTTAAACACACACTAATACCAAGTTTTCTAGCAATACAAATATCAACGTAATCAGAATCTATTACCAACATCTGTTTTACATCACAATCGTTTTCTTGAATAATTTGCAAATAATGATCCCTTAATAATATTTTGTCATTCGAATTATGTGTTTGTATTAAACCCTTACATTCTAATTTATTAATTTCGCGATTTAATTCTTTTACAGAACTATTTGCAACACCGTATATTATATATCCTCTGTTTTTTAAATCTAAAACAAGACATTTGAATTTATCTGATATTTCTGCATTTTTATCTTGTAAATTTTGTATTGAATTTATATTAAATAAAATTAATCTAATCATATTTAATACGAGGTAAATAAAAAATTAAACTTGTACACGAGACTTCATAAGATTAAAATGTTTAGATATACGTGTTAATTCAGTGTAGTCTTCTGGATAATGTAAAGTATACCCATCATTATGTGGTACCTTGTTTCCTCCCTTGTATCCATTTGTATGAGGATACATATTCCAAAAAATTGTACCCTTTACATTTGGTCTACTTTCTATTTCTCTAAACCAATCGTCTCCAAAATGGCAATCGTATTCTCCTATTATATATGGTTTACCAACATTTTTAGCATTGTTAGATCCATAATCTACACGCCAATAATCCTTTCCGTAAAAATGACCACTATATACGTCTAATGAATCTATATTAAAATCATTACTAGTTCCTAAACTTTCATCTGCACCATTTAATACAAGATGATATACATCTATTGATTTAATCCAAGTTGAAATGTCTGTTATCCAATCTTCAGTTGGAACAGTTGTACTGCCAACACCTGGTCGTATATTTCCTAATTCATTTCCTAATTCTATTAAAAACAAAGAAGGGTCTTGTTTTATAGAAATACCAGTATATCTATTTACGTGATTTAACCACAAACTAATATATTCCTTGAAATCAGCTCTAACATCTTTATTTGTCCAAAATTGTGTTTTATCAACGCCTCTAGTTTTGCAAAATTGTAAGTAACTACCATGAAAATAATCATAACCATCTATTAATGGAACAATTAACTTAATATTGTATTTATTAGCCATCCAAAACGAATAATCTATTGGTTCCCAAGCTTGTTTATTTAAATTGTTATCGAATGGTCTTAATGAATTTTTTGAACCACCAGAAAACCCTAATGTATGAGATCTTATTACTGTGGCACCCATTTGTTTTGCAACCATAAACATTTCTTCTATTTGTTCATGACTAGGATAAGTATATTCTTCTGTATAACCCAACCAATATGCATTAAAACCTACTGGTACAAAAATATCCTTGTCTAATATAAAATCTCTACCATTCCAATATACATAATTACTTTTTGGTACACTTGTAGGTGTAGGTTTGGGTTTGCTTGTGCTTGTATTTGTGCGTTTAATTGTAGGTTTACTTGTAGGTTTACTTGTAGGTTTACTTGTAGGTTTACTTGTAGGTTTACTTGTAGGTTTACTTGTAGGTTTACTTGTAGGTTTACTTGTAGGTTTACTTGTAGGTTTACTTG